GCCGGACATGAAAAAGCCCCGCGCCTTTCCAGGCAGCGGGGCCATGTACCACAGGCCGGGCGCCAAGGCCCGGCGCGGTGATCACATGTGGTCGATCATTCTCTGTTGTAACGGCGCTAAGACGTTGATTTTCCTAGAAATCTCAGTCGGCATCGTCTAATACTCAGGGGCCGTCATGCCAGTTTTGTAGCCCGGTGAGCGAATCTATTTTCGCGGGGTATTAGACAGGTCGAGCCGGGCGTAGGCAGCGCGTCAGCGCGCGCCCAATGCGGCCTCCCGGCACACCCGATACTGTCCGGCCGCGTACTGGGCCCAGAGCACCCAGGCCCCGAAAGAATCGTCAGCGAGCGGCACCAGAGGCGGGCAGCTGACCTGTACCAGGGGCTGAGGCAGCGGGGGCTGCACCGACGGTGTCGTTGAGCATGCGGACAGCGTCAGGGCCAGAGCGGCAGTCGCGAAACACCGGGCGTTCATGGATCTCCTTCTCCAGCGTCTGCCGGATGGTGGTGTTCTTGACCTGGATCAGCGGCACGGCCTTGGCGACGGCCTCCGCGGCCGACTCTCGGGACAGCTGGGCGACCTTGTCCTCGCGCGACTGGGTGGCGATCTCCATGTCCCGGCCGATGCCCTCGCCGTAGAAGAACGCTCCGGCCACACTGCCGCCCCAGGCGATGACGAGGACGAGCAGGAAGTACGGGTTGATCATGCCGGCAGCCCCTGGGAGTAGACGGTGCCCAGGTGCGTGAAGGTGGCCCGCAGGACCATGCCGCGGGGCTTCGGGCTGAACGAAATGTGCGTCCAGGTGCCCTCGTAGATCAGCTGGTCGAAGTCGATCTCCTGCCGGTGCTCCAGGATCTTCCGGCACACCGTGAGCGGGTCGCCGAAGCTCGGGGCGGTGAAGTCGGCGGCCAGGCCGAGGCTGTGCTGGCTGCGCAGGGAGCCGCCGATGGCCGCGTTCAGGGCGTCCGACCGAAACCCGCTGCTGATGTGCACTGGCGCGCCGAGCAGCTCGCGCACGCGCTGCATGCCCGGGGCCAGCACGTTCTTGATGTTGGCCAGGTGGATCGCCTTCGGGGTGTTGTCGATCCGCTTGCGGGCCGCGGTGTCGCTCTTGAAGAACTCCGACAGCCAGAAGCTCGGGGTCACGCGTTCGTCGGTCATGGCTTCTTTCCTGAGGCAAGGGAGTCGAGTTCGCCCAGGTCGGTGTTGCGCCGGCCGGGGTGGCGGACTGGGGAGCCCCGGTGCCGATACAGCGCCTGGGCCACCCACAGGGCGCCGCCCACGAGAACGAGGACATGGGCCGGGTGCAGGTAGCCGGGCTCGATGGCAGCCGACATCGACCAAGCAGCGCCGCCTCCGATGACGAAGGCGACCAGCGAGCGGACCGAGAACTCGAACTCCTCGGACACCTCCACCAGGCGCAGGGCCGTCAGGAACAGCACGAGCGCACAGAGAAAACCGACAGCGTCAAGGACTGGCCACATCGCCGGCCTCCTTCTGTAATCTCCCCAGGGTTGCTCGGTAGACCGGTGGTCCGGCCCTGTGGATCAGCGCGGCAATGGCGAAGGCCAGAACCCACCGCTCGATCTTGGCGACGAAGGAGAGGCCCGGAAGGTCGGCCAGCGCAATGGCCCCGGCGCTCCCGGCAATGCCGGACAGCAGGCTCACGACGATCATGCCGAGCGCCCGCAGAGCCCACCCGACGGTCAACGGCTCGCCCTTCTGCCGGTCCAGCCACACAGCCACCAGCGATCCCATGAGGGCCCACACGATGACCTCTTGAGGCGGCCGGCCGGCGGCAATCGCAGACGTGGCGCCCGTCACGACTGCTGCGGATGCGGTGGTGGTCAGTTCTGCCATGGGGTACTGCTCTTGGGGTGGAAGTCCATCGGCGCGTCCTCAGAACGGGGCCGGCCAGCTCACGCCGGACAAAGACAGGTAGCTCGACGCCCCGGATGCTGCAGCGAGGTTGCTGATGCTCACCGCCCCCGTGGTCGCCACGAGCACTTCGCCCATGGCAAACGTTGCGCCGTTGAAAGCGAGACAGGGGAAGCGGAAGTTCTGCGTAGGCCGGATGTTGGCTGCGAGCGCGGCGAGGATCGTGCTCGCGGCCCCGTCACGGATCAAACCAGACAGCACGACCCGGCCGTTTTCCATCGTGGCCCTGAAGGCGTCTCCGCCCGCATGGTTCACCCAGGTCCCAGCCAGCGTGGCCCCGACACTCCAGAAGTTCGTCAGGTTGACGGAGGTGGCGCGAGACACAACGATGTTCGCGGTCGTGTTTCCGTAGACCAGTGCCGTGGTCACCGTGTCGAAATGCGCGTCACCGATGGAGATCTTGGCATCGCAGAACACACCGGTCGTGCAGTTCGCAACCGCCAAGTTGTCAATGTGGTTGGACAGGCTCGAAGCGCCGGTCACGTACAGGCCACTGGGCGAGGCGTTGAACTCGGCGTTGCCTACGCGCACGCGACGACAATCTCCGCTCAACTGCATACCGCCCGCAGCGCACGACTGGCTGAGGACCCGTCCGACCTCTACGTCAGCGATGACGTTGCCGCCAGCCACGACGACCAGGCCCCAATCCTTGCGCAACGTGAAGATAGAGCCGATTTGGACTGATCCCATGGACGACGTACCGGCCTGGATCTGAACACCAACGCCGGTCTCCACGCCCGTCAGGCCGCCGCTGGCGATACTGTCGATCTGAAGCTCGCTGCACACCGCGTAGGTGTCGCCCTTGATGATGACGTCCTCGCCGCCGCACCCGTGACCCACGAGGGAACCGATGCTCATGTGACGGCTCTTGATGGCAACACCGTGATACCCGCACCGACCCTCAGCCCGTCCAATGCTGCCGCCGCTCACAGACTCCACCAGCACAGCGTGTGCCCCGGTGCTGCCGATCTTGCAGAGCCCAACCACCTGTCCGATCTGGAACTGAGTGCCGGTGAGAGGCACCGTCTTGTTCGTCTGTACGATGCAGAGGCCGTCTTGCTCGACACCGCCGTACAGCGCGTTGACGACCGTGGTCCCGGAGTCCACGCCAACGTTGTCGATCTGGAAGCCGTCGCACTCGCAGCCGATGAACAGCGGACCCTGAATGATGGTCCCGTTTTGCAGTGCCGTTTCACCCGCGTTGAACTCGGGAAGGCGGTCGCCCTCGAAGCGGATGTGCTTGCGCACCATGTAGTCCACGCCCGGGGTGCCCCCACGGTTGTTGAGCATGGCCCCGGTAGCGGTGTTGTAGCTCGGGGGGTACGTCTTGTTGGCAAGCAGCACCGTCCCGCCAACGGCAAACGGCAGCGAATTGACCGCGCGCGCGATGTTCCCGGCGGTTGACCCGAACCACTCCGGGCGCACCGGCAGACCGTTGTCGATCGTGACCTGGCTGATCGGCGTGAAGATCTGTTGCAAGCCATTACGGATCGGCACCGTGATCGTGACCGGCGTCGCGGGGTTGCTCACACCCTGGAAGTAGATCGGCTTGCCCAGCGCGTTTGCAGCCGTGATCTGGGCTGCGTTGTCGGTAACGCCGTCACCTTGCACCACCGTCGCCGACATGTCGCCGATCACCACGGAAAGGCCGGACAAAGGCGCAACGGTCGGCTGACCGAGGTTGTCGAAGATCAGGGTGGTGTTGGAGCGGGCGGCAGCATTCGGGAGCGATGACACCTGCTCGGGGAAAGGCGCGCGTACTGCGCCCCCCACGATCGCTCCAACACCTTGCAGAGCCTGCCACAAGCGATTGAAGTCATTGTCGAGCGTTGCTTCCTTGAGCGCCCCGTTGTACTGGTAATCCGTGTCCCGCTCCAGCGCGATCACACGCGACAGCAGCACGTCGCTGCCATTGATCGGCGCGGTGTCGAAGGTCACATCGCCGCCTTCTTGAACGCCCACGCCAGTAAGCGTGAAGTCCGACGACGGGATCACCACGCTGTCGATCGTGACGATGAGATCGCCGGCGGCCAGCAGTTGGAATTCGTACGGGTAGACCGTCGCGATCCCGTCGCCGGTGTACTCGTTGTACGGGGTTTGCTCGACGACTGACGACATGTGGGCTCCGTGGCGAGCCCGAGGGCTCAGGCTTCGAGTGCCGCCTCGTAGGCACCCGCTGATGGACGCCAATCGTCCCCGCGGTCGGGGTCTACGTTCCCGCTCAATTGACCAATTCGGGCCGGCTGATCAGTGACCGCTCCCGAGCCGGCGTCCAGCAGATCGTCCGGCTGCTGCGCGACTGCCGGGTTCCAGTCCTTGGCCTGATCCCAGAGCGGGCCGTCAAGCGCGCTCACGTGCGCCCAGAGCATCTGGGAGTCGATCAGCGGGCTGAGCGCTTCCAGGATTCGGACGTTCTTGTTCTGGGTCGCGTGCACTTCCGCGACACCGCAGTGGATGCGTCGCTGCTTCAGGGCCTGCTTGAGGAAGTCCGGCGCGAGCCCACCGATTCCGTTCGTCTCGATGGTCACGCGCGGCACCCGGAACTCGGCGATGAGGTCGACCAACTGCATGACCTGGCCGCTGATGATCTTGTCGCCGCGGTCGTTGGTCTTGGCCACCGGCCCGGTGAGCTCCACCACCCGATGCCAGTAGTGCCGGCCGGCCGCGTCTTGCAGGTCCAGCACCGCGGCCGAGATGTCGCTGCGCAGCTTGCCCCCTGCCGGGTCCCATCGGAGCGAGCAGCCGACGATCTGGACGTTCCCCAGCCACATCGTCAGGCGCCGGTTTGCAGTCAGGAACCGCGGCTCGCAGTCGTACGGGATCATGCGCGAAGGGTCGACCCGGATCTGGTGAACAGGCCGGCTGTGGAGCTGGTACTGACTGTCCCAGTAGTTCGCCGTCTTCGTCTTGCGCCGGCGCTTCTGCAGGTCGTCCCGGGTGAAGCGCTCGGGCCACGCGCAGCCGGCATAGAAGTCGACCAAGCCACCAGGCGCCTTCTTGAAACGCACCTTCGCGCCGTCGAGCAGGTAGTCGCGTCCCTCGACCAGTAGCCGCGATCCTTTGCCGATGCCGACGAACACGTACGAGGGCACGAACGGCACCAGGTACTCGGTGCTCGTGGCATCGTCGATCCGGTACTCACGGTCGAACAGCGGGATCGTCAGGCAGTCAGCGCCCAGGGCCTCCTGTTTGTCGTACAGCGAGTCGTGGGTGTGGGGCGTGCCGACGAACAGCTGCCGGCCGCCGGGTACCAGGATGAAAGTCTGCTCGCCCAGTCGGTACTCGAGCTTCTCCCGGGCCTCCGGCGTCTGGATGTTGCGTGGCACCTCGACGTCGTCGTTCTGGCATTCATCGGCGCGCGCGCTGGTCACGTTCGACAGGATGCCTTTGGCGTACATGCTCCCGTTGCGGGGGTCGTCGTTGCCCTCCACCCACCACTGCTCCACACCGCCTTCGCGGAACAGGTTCTTCGTCAGCGGGTGCGCGCGCAGCACAGCCTGCGTGTCGCGGCTGGTCTTGTAGGCGGTGCCGTCGGCCTCCGACTGGTGGAGGATGCGGTACCGGGGATCGTCGTAGAACCGCCAGGCGTTGTAGACGGCTAGGATCGTCGACTTCGCAAAGCCGCGGAAGCATCGCAGCACCGCCAGGTCGCCGCGCTTGGGCATCCAGTCTATGACCACCCAATGGACGTCCGGGACGGTCCACCGCCGGTGTTCCGCCCACAGCGCGTAGAACGCAGGGAAGCTGACCTTACCGGCCATTGGCGGCCTGGGCCCGCCGTTGCAGCGCGAGGGTCACAACCGCGGCCGTGCGGCGCTCGACCTCCTGCAGCTGTCGCTCTTCCTCCTCGTCGCGCTTGGCCTGCGTGTCCGGATCGGCACTCGCGCGTTCCTGGGCGGCGCGGCCGACGTCCAGCACCAGCCGCAGGACATCGCCGGTCCCCTTGGCGTTCTTCTTCTGCCAGACGCGGTTGCCCCGCTCCTTGTCCGTGAGGTCGGTAGGCAGCTTGCCATGCCCATCCCAGTACTGCGGATCCGCCTCGACGATCAACTCGTCGGCGACCTTCTCCGACAGCGCCTGCAGTCGTTCAATCTGATCTGGACGCATCAGCGACCTCCCACGGCGGTGACGTCGGGAGCCCGCTCAGGCGCCGCCTCGCCCGGCTTCCACCAGTAGCCCTGCCCCCAGTCCTTCTTCGCCTTGCTCTGCACCCGGTCTAGATAGCCGGGCGACATGTTCTCCTGGATGCCGTGCAGCAGCAGGTGGTCGAGCGCGGCCTTGCCGTACCAGAGGTTCACGTACGGCGTGTGACCTTTGGCGAAGCGCAGCGCCTCGGCGCCGACGTGGGGGTCCTTGCCGGCCGCCCACTGGTCATAGTTTCCCTTCGTCAGGGCGATGGCGTCAGCCAAGGTGCCAGCCGTCGGCCCGGCCAGCCGGCCCACGATGTCGGCGTTGCTGCGGTCGTCCGTGGTGTCGCCGAGGATCAGGTCGCCAAGGAAGCCAGCGCCACCGCCCTGCGCCACGGCGCGCGCCCAGAACTTCGGCGTAGTCATGTCGACCGGGTCTTTGCCGTCCTTGAGCTGCTTGGCCTGGAACACCACCGCGCCCAGGGCGGTGGTGGTGATGGCGAGCGCCGACGCATAGGCGGCCTTGTTCGCCAGCAGCGGTGCGCCGTCGAGCCCGCGGTCACCCTGTAGCATCCGGCGCCAATGGCGCGAGATCATCGCGATGGGGAAGGACTTGAACTGCATGGTCAACCGGGCCAGTTCGCCCACGCCGCTGCCGGCCTGCTGGCCGCCCCACGTCTGAATCGCCTTCGTGGCCAGGTCCGGGTTCATCACCGCGTACTCGCTCTCATCCGTGATGAAGCCCAGCACCTTCGACACCACCTCGTTCTTGATGCGCTCAGCCTCAGTGGCCACCCGGCCCGCCTCTTCGCCTTGCAAGCGCTGGATCACATGGGTGCGGCGATCCTGACGTTCCTGCGAACGCTTCACGAAGTCGCGGAGCTCGACGAGCATCTCGTCCGCCTTGGCCTGGGCCGCCTTCGCGTCCGCGTCGGTTGCCCGGTTGGCGCCGCGGTCCATCTCGCTGATCTTGTTCTGGATCTCGATCATGCGGCGTTCGAGTCGCCCCTTCTCCACCCCGTAGCGGCGGCCCACGGCCTCCGCCGACTCCAGCCCGCCACGAACCGTCGGCTTGGCCTTGCCGACGTCTGTCTTGTCAGCGCTCGCCCCGTCCTCGACGGCGTTCAGGAATGAGCGGATGTCATCCTGCGTCGAGAACCGATTGAAGTCGGCTTCCATGTCGGCCTGGACCTTCGCCGCCTCTCGCTGGGCGTCCAGCAGGGCCATGCGCTCAAGCATCGGCCCGGTGGCTGCCTCATTCGCAGCGTCGCGCCGCCCGGCCTTCGCCTTCACCTGACGGTTCAGCGCATCGCGCGCCTCGTCGAACTTGTCGAGGCGGCCTTTGATCCACGCCTGGTCTTGGACGTTTCGGCGGCTGAGTTCGTCGGTCTGCGCCGCGATGCTGTCGCTGACTCGTTGCAGATCAGCCGGGCGCGCCGCGGCGATGTCCGAAGCCATGATCGCCTCGGGCGTCAGGAACTTGCGGCCCTCGAAGTCGGTGAGCTTGGCGGCCGACACCACCGACCAGTCGTCCTCGGTGATGCCCTTGCGCGCGAGGTGCGAACGATCCCACTCGGTGAGGTCACCCCACTTCTTCTCCGACAGCTTGGCCAACCCCTGCATCATGGTCATGGAAAAGCCCCGGCGCATGGTGTCCGTCCACGCGTTCATGAGCGACAGCTTCATGGTGCTGTTGGCCAGCCGGCCCGACCAATTGTTCGCAATGTTCTCGCCGGCCCACCGGTTGATGTCCCCGAGCATGGACTCGGCGATCACGCCGTGCTGGGTCAGGAAGTCCCGGGTGTCTTGGCTGGTCTGCTTCGTGACGTTGCGGAACAGGTCCCAGTAGGAGAGCTTGTTGTACCCGGTCGTGACCATCATGGTCGACAGGTCGGTGAGGCTCGACACCACCGCGCCGGCCAGCTTGCCGAAGGTCTGGACGTTGCGGATGTTCTGCCCGATCTGAGCCAGTCGCGCACTCTCAGGCGTGCCAGTGACCCCGGACACGATGTCCCAGTAGGCCTCGGGCCTGTTGCCGAACACGCGCTTGGCCTTCAGCCCGGGCTCGGCGCGCGCGACGATGTCGTTCTGCAGGCGGAACTGTGCGTTCGGGTTCGGCCCATACCGTTCGACCAGGCCGATGTCACGGGCCATGCCGCCGATATGGCTGACCATGGCGTCGTACATCGATCCCCGGCCGTACGCGCCCAAGTACTCGGTGTAGGCCTCGCCGTCCTTGAAGTGGATCTGCCGCGACTCGCTGCCCTTGTTCGCCTTGGCACCTGACCCGGCGAACTGGCCGGGGCCGGTCTTGTTCAGGCCGTCGGTGCTGATGGTCTGGTACGCGGCCCGGAGGAAGTCGCTCACCTGTCCGTCGTTCATCAGTACGCCGTCCTGGGTGACGTAGCGCTTGCGATCGAGCAGCGGCATGGTCTTGCTGATCCACGCGTCGGCCCCGCCGTCGCGCACCCGGGCGGCGTCGTGCGGTTGAGGCAGGTAGCCGTAGTCGATCTTCCCGACGTCGCCGCCGGCGGCGTTGAAGCGCTTGCGCATCCCGTCCGTGACCTTGAGCCAGGCCTCGGCTCCGGCGCGTGCCACATCGTTCCCGGTGCCGCCCTTGCCGTTGGCGAACACCTCGGTCACCAGGTCGCGGGTCATCTTCGGGTTGGAGGCGTCGAACAGGAACATCAGCGCCCGGCGGCCCAGGCTCGCGTCCTGGCCGCTGCCGGCCGCTTCCACGAGATCCATCAGCTGGGCAACGTTCTGCCGCTTGATCCCCTCGATGTACAACTGGCTGTTGTTGATGTGGTCGACCAGCGCTTCACTGGCGCCCTGCCCGCGCGCCCGGCCGGCGGCCAGTTCTGATTCCACCCGGGCGGTGGCCAGCACCTGGCGCTGAACGTTTGCCAGCTTGCGGGACGCCTCGGACTGGAGGTCCGCCATAGCCGCCTGGGCTGCGCTCAGGACACGCTCCCCCATGGGAAGCGCTCGCCAGGCGTCAGGATCCTGGCGGGCCAGACGGGTCATCGTCTGCTCGATTCGTGAGTCGATCCCCCGGATCTCGGCGTCCGTGAGAATGCGGCCCGCCGCGCGGTTGACAGCATTCACGCATTGAGGCTTCATCGCAGTATGTCCACCTTGTTCAAAACCGTATTGGCCGTTGCCGGCCTGTTCCTGATCGTCCCGCTGGCGGTCTGGGCTGGTACAGGGAAGCCGCGCCATGCGTGGTTCGCCCTGAAGCAGTTCCTGCAGGTGATGGCTATCATCACCATCCCCGCCGTCGCGATCTCACTCATCGCGATCGGCCTGGACCTCATGAACTGACGAAGCAGGCCGCGGCGGCCTCGATCAGGGGAGATTCCTGCAGGTCGCGGCTCAGTTCCTCCCGAACCCGCTTCATCAGTTCGCCCAGCGGCACCGGCGCGGCCTCGCCGTCCAGATGGACCAGCAGGTCCGGCCGGTCGGCCTCGATCAGATTGGCTGCCCGCTCCACATCGGGGGACTCGCTGACCAGCCGCGAGGCCGATGACGCACCCTCCGGCGCTTTTGCCGCGGCGGCAATCTGCTCGCCCTGGGCCACGTCAGCCACCAGACGCCCCGGCGTCAGCGCCTCAGCAGCCTCAGCAGCCGGCGCCACGGGCGGCTCGGCGGCGCGCACGGCCGGGCCGATCTCATCCAGCGCCCGGGCAATCCGCGGCTCAAGCTCCTCGGCGATCCGGCTGAAGGCGTTCGGTGACACCACGTCGGAAACGGCGACCCTCTCGCCGGCGGCCATCTGGTCGATGGCGCGGGACATGGCCGCGTCGTGCGCTGCGCCACCGGCCAGGTCGTTCGGAGGCGTGGGCCGGGTGTTGTCGACGTTCTCACGCAGCAGGTTCACTCGGGCGGCGTCAACAGCATCGGCATCCGGCCGGCCGCCGGGGGCGGTGTCGTTGACCGGAACCTCGCCCGGCACTGCGGCGGGCTCGTGCGCCTTGGCCCCGCGCGCACCCCGCATGGCCAGCGCGCCGAACCCGAGCGGAAGCAGCGTCGAAAGCGTGAGGCCCACCGGGTCGAACGGGTCGTACTGGTTGGCGATGGACCCGTAGTCGGCGTTCGCCAGGATCTGGCGGGTGGCCGCGTTCTGCCCGACGAAGGATGCCGGGCCGCCGGCGAGCGCCAGGCCGGCCGTGGCCTTCCACGTCGCCCCCGCCACCGGCAGCGCGAATGAGCCGGCCGTGAAAGCAGCTGTCACCGCACCCACCTTGGTCCGGGTGGCGAGGTCGACGCCCTGCTCCCGGAGATCGTCCGCGGTGCTGAAGCCTTCCTCGGCGCCGGCGGCAACAGCGCCGGCCACAGGCCCCAGCGCGACGCCCGCGCCGACGGCCTTCACCCCCACCCGGAACAAGTTGGCCACCGCCTGCTCGGCACCATGGGCAGTCACCGGATCAGGCATGTAGTCGCGCCCGACGTTGCGGAACGACCGGCCGACATCGCTGTTGAACGTGGGCCCGCCCTGCTCCTTCAGGCGCTTGCGGGCCTCCTCGGTCTGCCGGGCGGCATCCACTGGGTCCGGCATCATCCAGTCGTCCTGACCTAGGGAGCCCTGAACCTGGGCGGCCCCTTCCAGCACATCGGCCGCGGACCCGATGGCCTGAGACAACCCGGACAGCGCGCCGCGTGGGGCGGCCTTGACCAGTCCCCAAGTGCTGAACGTCGGGGTCTGCTTGACCGGCGGCCGGGGCCGCTGGGCCATGTCCAGCAGGACGGCATCGGTGTTGGACTGGAAAGCTGCGTCGAGTCCCATCACTTCACCTCGAAGACCAGCGGCGAACCGTCGCTGTTGGTTGCCAGGCCGGCACCGGTCTGCACCGCGTACCGGCCCTGCCCGGCGTGGATCAGCGATGCGTTGGGCACCTGTTTCAGGAAGTCGGTGGCGGACATCGCCGCCCCGCTGACGTAGACCTTGTCCCCGGGCAGCGCGGTGCGCAGGCTGTCGACGGTCAGGGTCTGCAGGCGCTTGTCGAAGTCGGGCGCCGTCATGCCGCGGGGCAGCGGGACCTTCCGTCCGTTGCGCTCGGTCAGGCCGCCGGTGACCAGGCGCACCGCGCGCGCTGGATCGCCCGACCCCTCGGACTGCAGGCCGTACTCGGCGTATACCGCGCCCTCGATCATGGCCTCGCGGACGGACTGGTCCGGGTAGGCGTCGCCAATCTCCTTGACCACTCGGGCGCGGATGCCGGTGAGTGCCGCGTTGTCCTCCTTGATCGCCCGGTCCTTGATGGCCTGGGAGCCCTTCAGCACCAGTTCGGAGGTGTAGCGACCGGCGGTGGTCTTGTCGCCGGCCATGCCCAGGGCGATCCCCAGGGCGTTGTCCTTCGGCGCCATCTGCCGGCCCAGGGCGGCGGCCTGCTGCGGCCCCATGGCCTGGGCCAGTTGGGCCACCGCGCTGGATCGCTGCTCCACCGGGAGGATGCGGATCGCCTGGCCCACCGCCTCGGCCTCCTGCTTCGTCAGCGGAGACGTGGGCTGTCCAGTCTGCTGGGCCACCAGGCTGGCTTGGTTCACGCGCTCGCCGAGCGAGCCGACCAGGCCGGCCACGCTGCGGGTGTCCACCTGTGCGATCTGGGTGAGGATGCCGCGCTCCTGGGCGGCGATCAGCGGGTCGGCCTCGTAGTCCTTTCGTGCCTGGTCGCGGATCGTTTCGAGCTGGGTCACCCGCTTCTCGGTCGCTGGGTCGGTACCGCGGACGTTCAGGTCGGCCCGGAGCCGATTGATCGACGCATCCATGACCGACAGCGGCTGCATGCCGAACGCCGACTTCTCGGGCGCCTGCTTGATCAGGTCAGGCAGCGCGGCCGCGAAGGGCGTGCCCTTCATCGTGGTGGTCAGGGTGGTGATGTACTCCGGGCTCAGAACCTTGCCCGTCTGCACCAAGCCGTTCGCGGCATTGAATGCCGTCTCGGCCTCGCGCAACTGCCGCTCGCGCGCCGCCTGCGCGGCCCGTGCTTCCGCCTCGGCGCGCTGGATGTTCGAGACCTTGAAACCCTCGATCTGGGTCATCAGCTGCACCTTGCGCTGCGGGTCCAGTGCCGAGAACTCGTCAGACCCGACGGCCTTCTCCACCGCGGCCAGCGACTTGTTGTCCCGGCGCGCGGCCACGATCATCTCGGACGCCTTGGTGAAGCGGGTGTTCTCCTTCCACCCCTGCTTCGCCTTCTCCAGCGCGTCGGGCGGCATGCCGCTATGCGGCCCGAACTGCATGATCGCGTCGTCCACCATCTTGTCGGCGCCGGCCGGGTCCTTCATGTACAGCCGCTGGGCAGCCTCGAAGGTGCTGTTCAGGCCCTGCCGAACGTCGGCCTGATCCCGCTCCGTCACCGCCTTGCCAATGCCCCGGCCGAACCGTGCGGTCTGGCTGTCGAAGTCCATCTGAGCATCGGCCGAGTACTTCGCAGGAACGCCCTTCAGCGACTCGGTGCGGATCTCGTTGACCCGGGTGTTCCAGAGGTCGGCGGCCTTGTCCTTCGGAATCTCACCGGTCTTGACCTTCTCCACGAAATCGTCGTGCGCACCGGCCATGCTTTCCCGGCCGGCATGCACCGCCCGGACTGTGGTGGCATGCTCGGCCGCGTCACGCGTGCGTTCACCCTCGATGCGGACCCGCTCATCCTCCGCGCGCTGCACGCGCACCATGTCGGTGGCGATGCCGCCCACCGCCCGCGCGAGGCCGGCGCCCGCCGCGTCAGGCATGATCGCGTCGCGTCGGCGGTCGACCCGCTTGGGCTCTGCGACAACCTGGCCGAAGCCTTCTGCTGATGGAATGCGTGCCATGTCAGGCCTTTCCCTTCTTGCCCTTCCAGCCGACTTGATAGCCGGTGGACAGCAGATCACCCACACCGTTGAGGGCCGCAGCGCGCGCGCCGTTTCCCTCGCCGTACGTCATTGCACTGGCCCGACGCTCCCCAGACAGCAGCGTCATCTGCTCATCGAGCCCGGCCTCCCGCTCGATGTCGCTGGTGTTGATCTCGCTGAACTCGTCCAGCTTTGTGCCAGCTGCAGCTGTTGCCGAGCGCGCCGCGGCGACCTGCTTTCGACGGGCGCGCATGATGTTCTCGGCCTGAGCCTTCGCGGCGTCACGCTCGTACAGCGCGTCCTGCTCGTCCTGGTGGTCCCGCTGGTTGGCTGCGTCGATGCTCACCGCCGTACCCACGGCCGACGCCGCGAGCGATGCCCAACCGAGCGCCCCGATCCCTGCTACAAGTCCCATCTCATGCCTCCAACTGCGTTCCGAGTTGCTTGAATCCCAGGCGCACGTACAGCGCCGTGATGCGCTCCTCATCCACGCCGGTGCTCACCCCCGCGGTGACGATCGAGCAGCCCAACGCGTGCGCCCATGCCAGATAGCCCTTGATCAGCCGGGCGGCGATGAACGACCCGCGAAGCTCAGGTTCGACGAACAGGGCCATCTCCGTGGCCACCCGACTCGCGCTGCACCAGTGATCCACTGCGCAGGCCACCATCACCCCCACGACAGCGCCGTCTCGTTCGGCGACCCACACGTACCCGTGCTCCACCCCGATGAGCGAGGTCAGCGTCGAGGTCAGTCGTCGAGCGTCGAACTTCATCTTTGCGTACACCGGTGCGGCACCGTGCATGCGCGCCCCTATGTCCAGCAGCGCCGGCAGATCCAGGAAGGTGGCCTCGCGGATCATCCTGCGTTCACCGTGATGGTGCGGACCACGGCCAGCACGGTCCACGGCAGCCCCTGGTCTTGCTCGAGCGTCAGGTCGGTCCCGGCGTCGTCATCCCACCCGATCTCGATCACGTCCTTCAGGCCGGTGAACTCGGGCGGCCCCTGGTCAAGGGTGTGGTCCTCGTCTAACTCGCGGAACTCCACCTCGGCACCGTTGACCTTCAGGCCGACCGACTCGTGCAGGCGGACCTGCACCCGGCTCGTGCTCTTGGCTTGGCCGGTGCTGGTGCCCGTACCTGTCCCGAGTTCGGGAGGAGGCAGGACAACACGCGCGGTGTAGGCCCTGCCGGCCACCACCGTGGTGGTGGGATCGGGCAAGTTGATAACGCCGCCGGCTGTCACGGTGAACGGACCGAGAAACACGTCGTCGGCCAGGACGTTCACCACCTCGCCGGCCAAGTGCTCGAAGCCGGCCGCCGCGGTCTGGGGCACCCCGTAGGTGATCTGCTTGCGACTGTCGTAGAAGCCGCGCAGGGTCCCGGTTCCGATCTGCCAGTTCAGACGCTCGATGTAGCGCACCTCGGCGCCGTTGATGTTGCGCACCACCACCGCGTCGGTCACGTCGGCGTCGGCCGTGGGCACGGTCGACAGGGACTCCACCACCCCATCGGTGCTTCCACCGGCCCAGGCGATGGTGTTCTGCTCCCGGTTGTAGGTGAAGGCCAGAAGCGCGCCGCTGTTCGTGCACACCCAGATCACGCTGTTCGGCTTGCGCTCGTAGCTGATGGCCTTCACGCCGTCGGCGATCAGGTGCTCGGAGAACACCGACACGTCCGTCGAGTCGTACCCGTCCACCTGCTGCGGGAACAGCGCGCGCAGGGCCTTGCCACCACGCTCCACGAAGATGATCTCCTTGCCTACCGTCATGGGTCGGATGGGCGCGCAGCCCCACTCGCTCTGCGCGTTGATCTGCATGTTCGTTTGGGTGATGGGCTTCTCGATGCCGCCCTTCCCCTCCAGCTCCGCGCCGTAGCCCAGCATCACCAGCGTGCCGGCGCCGCACAGGAACTGCAGCGGGTTGACCTCGTCGGTCGCGGCGGCGGTCTTGTACACCGCCGAGTCGTCGTCCGTGCCAGGCGTGAAATCGAAGTACAGACCGGTGCGCGAGCCCCACATGGACTGAGGATAGGTCGCCGTGTTGCCGAACCACAGGCGCTGCTGGTAGAAGGCGCAGGTCTTGGGGTAGCCCCGGGTATCCGACCAGATCTGTCGAAGCAGAGCCCAGGCGTCCGCCGGTGCGGCCACTGCGCTGGTGAGCTCACGCACGATCACCGCGTTCTGCACCGTGTCCGATACGCCAGAGGTGATGCGCACCAGCCCGCCATTGATCTCAACGAGGTTGTTGTCCTCACCGCGCCAGCCGGCCGCGCCCAGGGTCAGGGTGATGGCCGCGCCCACCGGCGTGGCCGCACTGGGGGTCAGCGTCGTGGACGGAGAGCCCAGCAGCGTCCAGATGGGGCCGGGCGGAATCGCTGGCGTACCGACCAGATCGATAAACGTTGCAGTCACGGTCGCCGTGACCGACGTGCTGCTGCCGAAGGCGGTGATCAGCGCCGTGCCTCCACCCCAGGTGATCTCGCGGCCCACATCGCTGGTCATGAAGAAGGTGCCCGATGCGGTGATCGTCCGACCGGCGCCGATGGCACCGTTCGAAATGGTCATGTTGACCGCAGCTTGGTGCCCCACCTCGCTCACCGGCGACGGTTTCAGTGGCGCATCGTCCAGCATCCACCGCGCGTCGGCGAATCGGCGCAGGCGGCGCGGGTAGTACGACCCGTGCGAGATGATCATCGTGTCCTCGCCCTGGGAGAAATCCAGGTCGAACACGTCGGTGAATGCGTATGGAGAGATGATCTCGTAGGGCACGCCAGGCGACGATTCGATCACCTGCCCCGTCGCTTTGCGGAACCGGATGTAGTGGTCGCCGAACTCCAGCTGGTAGGCGTCGGTGCGCGAGTAAACGAACGCGATCAGGCGGGACGAGGCGGCGGCCAGCTTGGTGGGGGTCTGGTACTCGAGCGGCGGCCGGATGCGTACCCCGCCCTGCTTCTGCACCACCACGTTCGTGAGTTCCTTCGCCGACGAGTTGTACTTTTCGATGTCGGTGCGACCGGCGAGCAACGGCGAGAACTCCCCCGCGGTGAAGTTCGTGGTGTTGACCTGAAGCTTCGGCATCAGAGGTACCCCGTCGTACTGCGAGCCTGGATGAACGGCGAGTCGCCGAACGAGTCAGGCGGGTTCTCCTGGCCATCGACTGCCTTGGCGAGGCGCAGCGCGTCTCGGTACTCCTGCCCCTTGAGTTGGGCCAAAGAGGTGCTCTTGGTGATCGGATAGGCCAGGTCGGCCGCCATGCGCAGAACCATCACGTCGGTGAGGCTTGCATCCCACACGCCCTCGGTGACGTTGGCCACGTAGCGGAGCTTCAGGCTCGACTGGTTGGCAAGGATGCGATTCCCCTCGAAGGCGTAGTCGTCCTTCCCGCAGTCGCCCACGTCCAGCAGGCGCAGCCAATCGCCTGGCTTCGTGAACCAGTGCGACCATTCGTAGGCTGGTGCACCCGCGGCAGCGGCCAGGGCCACGCGCTTGATCGCGCAGTTCCACACGTGGCAACGCAGCATCTGCGCCTTGGCAATCGGGTACAGGTTCGCGCAGATCGTCGCGCGGGTCGTCTGCTCGGTCAGCGAAGAGATCGCCTTGTCACCCACCAGGATCAGGGCCCGTGAACAGATCTCGATGTCGGTTGCCATCTCGTCTCCAAGAAAAAAGGCGGAGCCAACCGGCCCCGCCTTCAGGTCACCACCGGGCCGCGATCAGGCCGCGATGTACGGGATCTCGACGCGGATGGCAGCGTTGGCCGTCGGCGTCGCGGCAGCGAGGGTGAAGAACACCTCCGAGTCCTCGGTCAGCACGTAGCGTTGGCCAGCCGTGAGCTTCGTGCCGGTGTTCACCTGCGCGCACGCCGCCGTGGTGATCGCCGTCGC